CTACTTCTGCGCGGTGTTGTGCTTCGAACGGAAGTTGTCGCGCAGGAAGTCGGCACAGTCCTTCGTCGTAACGTCTGCAACGGAATACTCATCGAACGCGGTCGCGATTACATCGGCCATGCGGCGGTATTCCTTCTGTACATCGTCGCCGTAGCGGTCGAGCTTCCGGTCCTTCCAATCTGCGCACAGGCTCGGCATCGTGCCGTCGACGAGCTTTCTGTCGCCCATCAATTCGCCAAGCTTTGAATACATGGCGGGCTCGCCATCGTCGATCGAGCACAGTCGAATCCACGTCTGGATCTTGCCTGTCCATGGGTTGCGCGTCGGCGCCGGCGCGAAGAAGTAGTACGCGCCGTGCTTGGCCTGCACGCGGCGCGGCAGGCCGCGATGTGTTTTGCGACGTCGATTCATTTCTTGCGCGAGATGGGCTTCAGTTTCGGTTTGTCGGCAGCGGCGCGCTCGGGTGATGCCACCGGGTACATGCAGTGAACGCGGAGCACGAGCACGCTGTTATCGGGCCGCTTGCGCGCGGGAATGCCGAGCGACTTGAGCGTCTCGATTTGCTTGCCGGGGCGCCTATACCCCGTCATCCGGACAAGCTCTGTCTCGGTCAATTCGAGTGGTTGATCTAGGACTGCTGCCATCTGGTATCACCCCAGTGTTTTCTCGTTGTTTCAATTACCCGTTGTGCTGCTTCGGTCATGCTAGGATTTCCTCGCCAAAACTGAGGAGATCACCATGGTCCGTGTCCAGACCGAAAGCGGCATGCGAATCGTGCAGACCGATGAATACAAAGGCCACAAAGTCGAAGTGGTAACGGGGTGGGACGCAGCGTCCGACAAGTGGCCGGTTCACATCTACATCGACGGAACTAAGGTCGTCGGACAATGGCTTGCTGATCGAATGGAAGAGGCGTTCGAACATGGTTTTACAATTGCCACCCAAGAAATAGATCAGCGTTAGCCGGAAACGCGTCATGCGTGCGGCCGTCGAGCATGCGGCCGGCGGCTTTCTTGCCGACGCGGCGCGCAAGGGTCTGACTCGCGAAGTCACGGTGCCACTGGCCGCAGTCGTCGCCCGACTGGAAATCCGGCAGGGCGTGTGCGTCCAGGAAGTCGCCATGCTGTGAAAACAGGAACGGTGGTTGCACGTCATGCTCGCGGGGCACGTACTCTCCCCATTGCTTGAACAGGAACGGCACTCCTGCAGCTGCGCACTGATCTCGGAGATCTCGCGCCCAATCTGGATGCATCGGGCGCGCGCCGTGTCCGCTTTCACCGCCGACGATCACCCAATCGATCCGAGGGTCTTCCTTCTGTCCCGGCTCAAGTCGATCCATCCACCCGGCGCCGAGCGGCAGGACTTCGTGGTCGCCATCAACATCGATCGCTGCGAGATCCACTGACCCGAGGAGCGGCTCCATCGATAGGAACCGCACGCGTGCCGGCACGGCGAGCAGCTTCGGGATGTCGCGATCGGCTTCGACTTGGTTGACGATCGTTGCGCCAAGCCAGACGTTGTCAGGCAGTCGCGGGTCATGCAGACATTCAAGATCAAAGCGACGCGCGGCGGTTTCGCTAAGCATCGGCAGCACATTGCCAATGCGCTTCGTTAGAAGCAGCCAGTCGATGTTCGGTGTCTTCTCGATCAGGTCAAACAGATCGGCGCGCCACGCGGGATCCACGGCGTTATCGAACACGTCGGCGAGCGATGCACAGAACACGCGCTGGCGGCGTCCATGCACCGCGAAGAACTCGGCGTGCGCCTTGTCCCATTGAAGCGGTTTGCGCCAGTTCGCGGGAGACGTGCGGCGCCTCGGTGCGCCCGGTCCCGAGTTGATCGCCGTACCGCCAGCGAAGCGCGCGTTGCGCGTTTCGGCATAGCAGTGATCGCAGCCGGGTCCGACCTTTTGGCAGCCCTCCCACGGATTGAACGTGTGATCGGTCCATTCGATTTTGCTGTTCTCGCTCATGCCTTATTTCCCGTTAAAGTTTGCGGCGCGGCGGCCGTTATAGAGAGTTCTCATCGGTTTCTCGGGCCGTGAGATCTCTCAACGTTGTTCTTACGCCCCGGCCTCATTGAGGTTCGGGGCTTTTTTTATCTTCTGCGGATGCCGCGATAGCTGCCGGGCGCCACTCGATCAACGGCTGATTGCCGCGCACGTAAAGCGGATGGCGCGGCGAGCCGCCGTTCGTCGTACCGAGACACCAGAGGCGTGCGCCAGCGTCGGTCAAGATGCTGGCGACATGAGCGGCGCGCTCATGCTTGGCATTCGATCCCCACGCGCACACAACGTCGCCGCACTCGCGCGCGAAGTTCCACAGATAGTCGTCGTTGTCAGGGCCGACAGGATCGGGGTGCGACCATAGCGCCGCCGGGTCAGTCGAGCGCAGCGCATACAGGTTCGCCACGGCGAGGCCGTTGCAGTCCCACAACTTCGCGAAGCCACGGCATCGACGAATTGTCGGATCGTCGAGCATTGAATCCGCCGTGCTCGGGTTGAGCATGACGAACAGCGCAGTCGATTTCATCGGCGACATCGATTCGGCCTGCCGCTTCAGCAGGTAGCGATACGTACCGCAAGGGCTGATGATTGCGCTCATGCTACGATTTCTCCTATGGTTCCGAGGAGACGACAATGTCCGGATACACCTTTCTCGATGAAGGCGGCTTTTTCTGTTTTTGCGAAGCCCACGATGACGGTCAAGGTGGTTGGCGCGCGTCGGTCAGGTTCGAACGCAAATCTGACCATACGGCGCAGAAAACGAAGATCCCGGGCATGACACACAAGATCACTGCTACGTTTAATAGTCGAGATGAGGCAATGAGCGCCGCGTGTGACTATGCGTTGGATCATGCTGCTCGAGGCGACACAGGTTTGTAAGGGCAGGCCGTTCATACCTTATCTCCCATCTCTGCGGATGCCGCGATAGCGGCGCGCCGCATTGATTGAAAGTAGTACGCCGAGAGGGAACGATAGGTTCCGCACGGACTGGCGCTTGCGCTCGTGTCAATGTCCTTCGAAGAGCATTCAAAGGAGATCCCATGGCCGACCGAGAGATTGATGTTCCACCCTATAAAGTCGCTATCAATGCACAGTCGGAGTGGCATCCACAAAAACCCCAAGGAAGCGTGCTTGAGGGTTATCGATCGATCGCATCCATCTTTAGGATTGACGGACGACCGATCTTCGACGATACGAAGGCTTACTGGACTGGTTTCGGACGTGTCTTTGGCAGCGAAGAGAGCGCTATCCGGGACTGCGAGCGGCGAGCGCGCGATGCGATCAAAGGTGGCTTTCCGCGATAGGCTCACGCCGCACCTCCTTCAGCGCTGTCGCTGGCTGCGCAAATGGCCTCGTAGCGCATGTCGCCAAATGCTTCATGAGCGTAGGTCGCCGGAAAAGCGCCGCGCGTGCCCTTGATGACGAAGTGATACCGGTAGCCGTCAGGAACGGGGGTCATCTTCACCCAGTGATGCGTTGGCATCCCGAGCGGCCAGTCGTAGCCATCCTCGCGTACCTTGCGCATGAATTCGTGCGGGTCGTGGTGGCCGCGTGACATGACGATGTATGTGTCATCGCCAGCGTTTTCGATCTCGATCGGATAGTCGAACTTCATGATGCCGCTCCCTCCTTATCGCTGGCTGTGGCGCTATCAGAGGCGCGGAGAAGGGCCGATAGTGCTTCGACTTGTGTTCGGGTGCCTTCGCGGTTCAACAACGCCATACCGCAGCGAATGGCGTCCGCCTGTTCATCCGTCAGCTTCTGCCCGCTAGCGGCTGGGCGGTCATAGAGCGCGACGTTCTCGCCTTCGTTGGTGAGCGCCTCACCCCACATCGTGTCAACGTGTGACGAGTGTTTCTTGATGCGCGCGAGTCGATCAGGGCTGGTGTACGCCACCGGCTCGCCTTTCGCTGCGTCGGATGCGCGGGCGGATAATGCGGCGCGGTCATACAGCTCGAGCACGCGATCGCGGGCCGCATCCATCTTTGATGCGTTGATGCTCGCGTTGCATTCTGCGCCGTACTCCCTCAGCGCCAGCCTGAACGATTCTCGCGATGCAGCCACGAAGATTTCGGACTCTTCGCCGATCCAGAAAAAACGGATTGAGCTCATACTCTAGTTCCCGTCTGTTGGGTGTTGGAGGTCGCCATGTCGAAACGTTTTCAGTCGTTCGAAGGCTTCAAAATCGAGGTAACGACCGAGCAGCTTGCAGGCGGCGTGGTCAAGGGCCAGTGGAAGGTGATTCCAGACACCGACGTTGCAAAATCGCAGCTTGCGCCGGCGGATCGGTTTTCCATGGACGCCGACGAATTTCCTGGCCTTTCGGGCAGCGAGGCTGCGGAGCGTTGCTTCGATGCTGCAAAGAAGTTCATTCGCGGAGTGATAGACCGCGCCTCCGCCAGCGGCAGCTAGATTTCCCTGAGTGTTACCTAAGGCGTGGATGGGGCCGATGTTCATGCTCGTCTCACTCAATGATTTGGCGGGCAAGCTGCTTGCGGACCGCCGCGGCGCGCGCCTGCGAGCAGCCGAGGTACTTCCGAATGTCCGTGACGGTCGCGCGGAGTCGTCCTTCCGTGATCTCGGTCGTGACGCGGGTAACGTCGTCCGATGCTTCGATGACTGCCGGTTCTACGGGCTGCGCGGGGTCGATCGGCGCCTCAGTCATGGCGTGACTGACTGCCGTGACTGGCGTTACTGCCGCGCCAGTATTGGGTTTGCGCGATTCGACCGGACGCAGCGCGAGCAGCCAGCAGAAGCACGCGACTGCTTCGAGTACGGCTGCGAAAGCGAGACCGGCAACGAGATCGACGCGACCGGACGCGATACCGAAGGCGGTCAGCGTGCCCGTCACCGGGTCGGCTTTCGCCGCGTCACGCTCGGCCGTCGCGCGGTCCTGCGCTGCTTCCTGACGCTTCGCCTCGGTCGCCTCGGCGTCGATCGCTTCCAGCTTCGCGGCGAGGGTCGCGCGCTCGATCCGGAGACTCGGGCAGGGTTCCGCGCACCGGCGCTCGGTCACGCGGGCCAGTCGCGCCACGACTCCAGCCCGGTCACTGGCGATTTCCGCCAGATTCCGGCCGAGGGTGACACTCTGTGTCACGGCTGCGGCGCGAACCTCGCCAGCATGCTTCTGAGCCAGGAGGAAAAAGACCGCGTGACCGTAGCAGGTGGCCGCCATGCAGCCGATCCAGAGCACGGCGCCGATGACACGGATACGCCAGCCAAACGGACGGCACAGGGCAGGGAGCAGGTGAGCGGCGACAACCAGCACGACGCCGACGGCGATCCAGAGCACCCGCTCAGCCAGGAACCCGCCGCGCTGCCAGCCCGCCATAACGGACAGACACGCAGCAGTCAGGGTCGCCGGGACTGCGAGTAATGCCGGTTGCGCTCTCATTGACATGGCGATCACTCTTTCACCGTCACGGTGACCGGGCCGTTACGAAAGTCGCCCGTCATCTGGCCGTCGAGATCGGCGCGTTCCTGTCCGGTGAGATTGCGCCACTTGGCGATCACCCAATCGCCGCGCAGGAGGCCGCGCGGCATACCGGCGCAGCCAGAACCGACCGAGTAGCCGTTGTCGGCGCACCACTGTTCAGCCGCACGGAGAGCCGCGAAGTCGCCCTTGTCGACGAAGGTCATGACGATCTTGCTCATGCTTCGATCCTTTTGAATTCGACGACCCAGACCCACGGGTTGGCGTGCCAACCGAATCCGCGCTCGGCGTTGATGCTGTCCCAAAGCGACTGGAAGGAATGAATCGGCGCGGTATCCACGCCTTCCGGATACCAGCTGTCATTGGCGCCATAGGCGCGCCACCTACGGCATCGCGACCCGGCGATGTAGTCGTCGCGGTATTCGATCCCTTCAGCGCGAGCGTCGGCGGAGCTGATGCCCTGCAGGCGCTCGACGCGCACGCCGGTCACCTCAAGCGAAATGCGTGACGCCCACCGCGGCATGTGGATAGACGGAACAGCCTTTCGAACGAGGTGTGCGAACGCCATCGCGTCATTGAACTCGGGGCGCAGGCCGGGCATGCGAGGCACCTTGGCGCCGTCGGCTGCGTAGTGCCAATCGAAGATGATTCCTGCTGCGTCGCGCGTTGCCGCAAGGCTCTCGCGAACCCAGAGGCGGTCACCGGGCTTGCCGTAGGGCGAGCGCAGCTCACGACCGTGACCATCTTCGAGGCCAGATGCGCAGAACGGCGATACGCGCACGCCGGCGCTCGGCTCGGGATTCACGACGCGGCGCGTCTGCGTCTTGCGGCCGTCGCGCAGCGCACGTACCATCGCGCCAGAAAACAATATCGGGAGTTCACGCATGGCGGTTTTCCATCGAGCAGATTGGTTGTCCGTTGCGCAGACCGCCGCGTCGATCATTGCTATCGCTGGCGCGTTCGCAGTTGTCTTTCTCCAACATCGCCTTGAAAAGCGTCGCGAGCAAAAACGCGAAAATGGAGAGTCCGCGCGGTTGATTGGAATGGCGGCATCGTTCGCGAGAGACGCCTACCTCACGGTAGGGGAGATGGAGGCGGCCAAAAGCGATCCCCTGAAGACAGAAACTGGTGAGGACCGAGTGCGCTACAGGCTGAGGCTCCTGCAGATTCTCGAAGCGCTGAACGGTATCCCAATTTCCCAATTGGCGACCGTCGAGTCGGCGCGCCTTCTGATTAGGGTTCGCGATGAATTGAACAAGGCGATTCAGCTCGCGTCCCGCGATCCAGTGGCAAATGGCGCGAATGACCACGTGAGTTGCTCGAAACAGTACGGGCTGCCGTATATACCGATTTGGAACACTATTCGGGAGGCGAGCGTGCTTCTTCGCGACGGGCGTGCCCGCTTCATGTGACGTGAAGCTAACGATCAACGCTCTCTCCATCGGCACCGTGAACGGGAGTTGATGTGCTTTCATTGCATATCTCGAAAAAGAGAGGGCCGGGGATGCACCCTCTAAACACGCGGCTCGGGGGAGCCACCGCACTCGTTACTCGGGGGAACCCAGCAGGATCGTCGTTTGGGTCTGCTCTTCGATCTGCGACCAGATCGAGCGGAAGGCGGCTTCGAGCACCTTGTGGGGGCGCACGAGCTCGTACCAGATGGTCAGGTTGCCGTCCTTGACGCGGTACTTGATGCGCGCATCGACGGGAAGCGGCTGGCCGTTCTCGAACACCGGGATTTCGAGCGTGATCTGCGACGGCATGGCGATCTTGTTGCCCGTCGCATTCACGTCCTCCTTCCAGACGAAGTTCGTGCTGCCGTCCTGAAGTCGCGCGGCCGACACGAAATTGCCTTCCTTGCTGGCCTCGAAGTTGAGCGCAACGCTCAGCATCGTCGAGCCGTCCGGCGTCACGATGTCCGGCAGGTTGTCTTCGATCAGTTCAGCGAACTCGAGCTGGTTGAGCGCCTTGCGATCCTTGCCAGTCCAGATCTTCCATTCGCGCGAGGCCGGCACGGCGAACTCGACACGGAACTGACGCCAGGTCGTCGCGGCAGACTCGAACACGGTCGGCGGTAAGAAGAGCGTCGGCACCCTCGTAGACGAGCTTTGGCTCTTCGGTAAACAGCCGAACGCCGAGAACATGCTGCGCGAGGCTATCGGCGGCTTGGCGTCGCGCCCCGAAGGCTTCGTCATCTACCCGGGCATCCTGCTCGACCTGTTGCCCTCGATCGTGCTCGCGCGCTACGTGAAGGTGATGTTCAGCGACGCGAACAACGCCGCGGGCTATCTGCAGTTTGGGCGTCTGTTCCTTTCCCCAGGGTGGCAGCCCGCCACGAACATGAGCTACGGCGCGTCGCTCGGCTGGGAGACGGACACGGCGGTCAAGCGCTCGCTCGGCGGCACGCCGTACTTCGACCGCAAGGCTCCGCGGCGGGTCGAAAAGTTCTCGCTGGACCTGCTGAGCGACGTGGAAGCGAAGACGCAGGTCTTCGAGATGCAGCGCAAGCTCGGCATCGACGGCGAGCTGCTCGTCGCATGGGACCCGGCCGACTCCATGAACCTGATCCGGCAATCGTTCGTCGGACGCATGCGCGCGCTAAACCCGATCACTGCCGTGCTCCGGAACATCAACAGCAACGCATTTGAAATCGAGGAAACGTCCTGATGACAAACCAAGTTACTTTCCCGACCAACGTCGGCGGCGACGGCTCGACCGTCACTGACGACAGCAGCGCGACGACCGGCCTTGCCAATGGCGGATTCCGCACGCGGTTGCTGCCGATGTTCACGCAGATTATCGCGATCGCCAACTGGATTCTTGGCACGGCGAGCACTTTGTCGACGAATGCGGCGAATGCGGCCACATCGGCAACCAAAGCGGGCAACTCGGCAACGGCTGCGGCGGGGTATGCGGCTGCGCTGACAGCCACGAGTGCGACGGCTCTGGCAATCGGGGTCGGCGCGAAGACGTTTGCAACGCAGGCCGGCAAGCAGTTTGCCGTGGGTCAATTTGTTTCGATCGTCAGCAACGGCACGCCATCGAACTATATGCACGGTCAAGTCACGTCATATAGCGGTACGTCGCTCGTCGTGAACGTGCTTGATGCTGGGGGCTCTGGGAGCCCTTCCGACTGGAATATTTCCATCTCAGGCACACAGGGTCCGACGGGGACGGCGACCTTGGCTGGGAGTGCAACGGGAGCCATTGACGAAATCAAGGGCACGAATATCGCGTCGGCATCAATTGTCAATCTTGAGGCGGCGACCGGCAATCTCGTCCATATCACGGGCTCGACTACGATCTCGGCGATTACGCTGAACTCTGGCGCAGAGCGCACGGTTGTTTTCGACGGGGCGTTGACGCTGGTCAATTCGGCGTCGTTGATTCTCCCAGGCGGAGCGAACATTTCTACGTCGACGGGCGACGTGATGTTGGTTCGTGGCGATGGCGCCGGAGTTGCGCGCGTCGTGAGTTATACCCAAGCCAGTGGGGCCCCGCTCGTCACCCAAGCGCTGCCGTACATACACGTCAGGGAACAAGAATCAAATGGTACAAGTGGGGGCGCCGCCGCATCCGCTGGATGGCAGATTCGTGTTCTTAACACGGTGGTCACAAACACGATCACAGGTGCGTCACTTGCGTCGAACCAGATCACTCTCCCTGCCGGGACATATCGCATTCAGGCCAGCGCGCCTGCATATCTCACCGACTGGCACCAGGCGTCTCTTTACAACGCGACAGACTCCGCAACACTGGTCACCGGTACGTCAGAGAGGGCATATAACTCCTCAAGCACGCCGAGCAGATCGTTTGTGATCGGCGCATTTACTCTCGCATCGGCAAAAATCGTTTCGATCCGGCATTACACAGCGAATTCGAATGCCAACGGACTCGGTACCCCTGCTTCAACCGGCCTCGGCGAAGTCTACACAGAAGTCGAAATCACGAAGGTGGCCTAATGCGATACCTCACATACAACGGAAACGGCCCGTTCACTGGCGCATACATTCAAGACCTGCTGCCCGAGCACGAGGCGAGCTACATCGAGGTCGATGAGGCGACGTATCTCAACTGGTGCAACCTGAGCTATCAGGACGGCACGATTGTGCCGACTCCGGGGCCGAGCACGGCGCAGCAGCTAGCAGACGCCAAGGCATCGCAAACAGCCATCGTGTCGGCTGCGTGTCAAGACGCCATCGTCGCGGGCTTCACCTCATCGGCGCTCGGCGCGACGCACACGTATCCGGCCAAGCCGACCGATCAGCAGAACCTTAACGCGTCGGTCGTCGCGTCGATCCTTCCCGGCGTCGCTGCGGGCTGGACGACGCCGTTCTGGTGCGCTGACGCCTCGGGCGCATGGGCTTATGTGCAGCACACGGCCGCGCAGATACAGCAGGTAGGGATGGACGGCAAGGCAGCGATCCTCGCTTGCCTGACGAAGAACCAGCAACTCGCGACGCAGATCGACGCAGCGACTACGGTCGAAGCGGTGCAGGCAATCACCTGGAGCTGACTATGAGCCGACTCAAACTGCTGATGGTGTGGGCGCTGTGCACGCTGGCCGCGCCGATCTTGTCCATCGCCATGCTGTGCCAGGCTGCGTTCGGCTCGACTGATCGCGCGCTATCGATGGCGGTCGCTCAGGACGAATGCGGCAACGCGCTGTTCGGCGGCGCCCGCGGCGAAACGATTTCGACGCGCACAGGCAACGCGCTGATTCAGGGCAAGCGCTGGGCGAAGATCGCGGCGCCGTGCATCGATGCACTGTTCGGCGCCGGCCATTGCCTGGCTAACGCGACACCGCCTCACTGAATCCCGTAAAGGCTCACCAATACTCGTGCAACCAGCCGCCTCCGGGCGGCTTTTTCGTTTCTGGGAGATTCATGCGAATCAGTCCAACTGAGGCAGCGAGCTATGCCGGCAGCGGTGTAGCGCTTGGGTCGTCGCTGACGCTGACCGACATCGGGGTGATCGTCGGTATCGCGACCGCGATTCTGACTTTCGCGCTGAACGCTTTTTTCATGTGGCGCAAGGACCAACGTGAGCAGCGAGAGTCCGATGCGCGGCTGCAGGAGAGCGAGGCGCTGAATGAACACTGAGAACCTCGCGAAACTGATCGCAGAACTTCGGCGAGATGAGGGCGTGCGCTACCGGCCATACAACGACACGAAGGGAATCCCGACTGTCGGTGTCGGTCACAACCTGAACGCCAAGCCGCTGCCGGCTGGCTGGAAGTACCCGCTCAACGACACGCAGGTCAATTCGCTGCTCGACGACGACCTCGAAGACGTATTCCACGACCTCGATCGAAACCTGCCGTGGTGGACCGATCTGAACGATGTGCGCATGCGCGTTGTCGCGAATCTTTGCTTCAACATGGGCATCAATCGCCTGCTCGGATTCAAGAAGGCATTGATCGCCATGCGTCAAGGTAAGTTCGGCATCGCGGCTGACGAAATGCTCGATTCGAAGTGGGCGCGCGATGACGTTGGGATCGGCACGCCCGACAAACCCGGCAGAGCTCTTCGTCTTGCGGACATGATGCGGAAGGGTTGCTGACTGTCGATCCAATTGTTCTCACGAGTGCCCGCCTTTGCGCGGGCTTTTTTACGCGGACGAAGCCCAATGAAACGACTGATTCACCTTGTCACCGGCGACGACAACGCCACACTTGAGCCAAGTTATTTCTGGAGTGCGGTTGCGCTGCTGATTGGCTTCGGTCTAGAAATCTACTGCACGCTGACCGGCAAGCCGTTCGACTTGCAGGCATACGGCATCGGCGCGGCCGCGCTGCTCGCCGGCCTCGGCGTGTCCGCAAAACTCGGAAAGTGAGGCGCACATGATCGCACTCGTATCAATCGGCCGCTTCGTTGCGGCGCACTGGCGCGCCGCTGTCGTCGCGCTGCTTGCTGTCGCTCTGTTCTCGCTCGGCTGGCACTACGGCGCCGCGCGAGTCACGGCGCAATGGACGGCAGAGAAGACGGCCGCACAAGCGGCGCAGGCGAAGGAGCTATCGAAAGCGCTCGCCAATCAACAGGCGGCAGAGGGAAGGTCGCCGCCATCGACAAACAGTTTAACGACGAGGTGTCACAACATGCGAACGACGTTCTTGTTTATCGCGCTCAGCTTGCTTCTGGCGCTCAGCGGCTGTCCGTCCACGTTGCCAGTTGCGTGCCTGCGAGCGAAAGCGCCGGCGCCGCCGGCGGCGCTGATGGTGCCACCGCCAACGCAGACCTCGCTCCAGCGGCTGCAGACGGCGTTGCAGAAGTAGCGGGCGACGATCAGCGCGAGATCGACAAGCTCACGGCGCTGCAGGCGTATGTGCACGCGCTGGAGGATGAGGGGTTTATCGAACGCACGAAGTAGAGCGCGAGATTTAACATCAAATTGTGACCGCGATCACTCGACGTCCGGCAAGAATCGTCGAAAATCACAACTCTTCTCACGCGAACAGATCCTCGGTAAGTTCGCGCGTGTTTATGTCGGGCCTCGCGCCCGACTCTTTTTCACTGCGTTGCAGGCTTATGTGCGGGCGATGCAGGAGCGGGGATTCATCGAGCGCTAATGTTGGGTTAGCCACACTCGATGCGCGAAAGCCGCTGCGATAATGCGCGTTCCCCCACATATGGACCGGCACAAGCGGTGGGGGATTGGACGCGTCGGGCATTGCGCCCGGCGTCTTTTTCGCGCGCCAGAAGCGTGGCGGCGATCCGCTTACTGGAACTTGACCGGACGGCCCTTGCCCGAAAGACTGCCCCAACTCAACGGGCTAAATCCCCTGCGGTCGTAATGAACCAGGATAACAGCGTCCGCGCCGAGCTGCGCGGCTCGCTCCTGGAGTCTTTCATTGACCATTTTCCGGGTCGGGTCCGCATTGAAGATGGTCGTCTTTCTCACTGTCGCCGAGATTTCGCCGAGCGAGACATACTTCCGATCAGTAATGTCCTCTGCCGTGATTTTCACGTTGTCAGGATCGGTCTCCTGGGCAATGACAGCCGGACTCGCGTGACGGACCGACGTGGTTGACCACGTCGAACAGCCCGACAGCGCCGCAATCGCCGCCAGTGTACAAATTAGTTTTGCTCGCATTGTTTCCCCGTTTAGATGCGGCAGACGCCGCGTGACTTTTTCCTACGCGCAGGCGAGCCTATACGCGCATCGGGGAAACTGCTGTGACGCTCGTCACTGTCGCGATTCGAAAATGCATTCGCATTTGGCGGCTCGCATTGGGATTCGAAGCCCATCACCGCCTGAAAACAGTCCGCAGCCTGTCATTCGCTTTTGTGGGCTGACTCGATATACAGCGGTTCCCGCTCGCATTCAGCGTGGCTTAGGAGCAGGTGAACTCCATTTCCACCCGAGGATAGTTCCCGAGTACGAAAGGAGGTTGGCTCGTAGTGGTGTGCAAGACTTTTAGATCACTGCTCTTCTTCGAACAGAACACACGCGCCTCATCCGTCACTTCAGCACGGAGGTTGCCGAGACCTGAAAATCCGGTCGCAGCCTGCTTGGCGACATAGTATGTTCCGCTTCCCTCGTCGACGACGCCCGAATCCGACGCGCACGCAGATAGCAGCGCCACCACGCCTATACAAATCGTTCTCTTCATTTTTTCCCCGGTCGTTCTGGTAGTTGCCGCATTCTATCCGTCTTCAATCGCGCGCACTGATCGGAGCCCGTTTGGCCTAGGCTAGGCGAACGCCTCTGCAGATCAACGACGGCCGCCATCCATTTTCACAGCCCACAGCCTATATTCTGCTTTTTCAGGCTATGGCCTGTGCTTCGGGCTTCCCGGCGCTTCAATCTCACCTCCAATCCACCGCACCGGCCAATCGCTATCCCCCTCGATGGCAAGGTAGTTCCAAAGCAGCGCGCTTTCTGAATTCTTGCCGGCAAAGCGCGCTGGTTGGATTTCGGCTTCCCACTCGGCATCCGTGCCCGGGTCAAGCGCGGGCTGCACCCAATAGAATTTGCCGATGATCAGGTCAGTTTCAGTCGTCACATCCATCTCCCTACGCCCACTGGCGCACATCAATCAGCCGAATCCGCAAATTAGATGCTTCAACTGTGGGCACTGACATAAGCCAGCTTCGCCCACGCGAAAGCCTCGGCGCCAATGCGCTCCGGGTTGCATCCCGTGTAGGCACAGAAGTGCTCAAAGTCATCAAGCACCGTGTGTCCAAGGTCGTCTGGCGTGAGCGGGTGTTGGAGCATGTCGGCCAGGATCGCGTCAGGATTTCCGTATTCGAACATCTCTGCCTCCCTCATCATCGGCGCCGGTCGCTCGCACCCAGAACACACAACCGTACTCGCCGTTCGCTGGTACCTGGACAAGATTGTCCCGCAAGCAGACTGCATGCGACGTGCCCGCCATATCTCCGCCCCAATGCTCGCATTCGCGGCAAGAGTGCTTTGTTCCATAGAGATCTGAAAGGTTCGGCATCGTCTGCATCCTGTATGGATGTACAGTATAGGCGACTCGTGGACGAGTATCATGGCGCCGAAGGAGGGCAGCCATGTGCACGTCTTATGAAGCGAACCCGAATGACGCCCGGTGGGACGTTTTCAGCCTGTTCCCGCGGCCGGATTTCGAATACAAGCGCGAGATCTACAAGGACTATTTCGCGCCTATCTTCAGGCGCGGCGGCGAAGCTTTCGAGACAGTCCCGGCATCCTTCGGCATCGTGCCGCGTCGGCATATCAAGCGGGGCGCGAGGGTCTTCGACACAATGAACGCACGCTCAGAAACGATCGAGGAGAAACGGAGTTTCAGCGGCGCGTGGAAGAGCCTCCAGCTTTGCCTGATTCCCTGTCAGACGTTCTTTGAGCCGAACTACGAGAACGACAGCGAGAAATCAGTGCGCTGGAAGATCGGCATGGCGAACGGCGAGCCGCTCGCGATCGCCGGCTTGTGGCGTCAGTGGAAGGAGGCGGACGGCTCGCTGTCGCTCGCTTTCACCATGCTGACTGTCAATTCGGACGAGCATCCGCTCATGAAGCGCTTCCACAAGCCGGAAGCCGAAAAGCGCTCGGTGGTGATCGTGCCAACAAGCGGATACGGCGAATGGTTGTCGTGCAAGACGACAGACGAAGCGCGCTCGTTCCTTCAACTCTATCCAGATGAAGCGATGCACGCCGAGCCGTACCCGCTGCCGCCGCGGAAGACGAAAGCGGCTTCGGAAGGAGAGGGCGAACAGCAGTCGTTGCTGGAGTAATCAGTTTCCGCAAAAAATCCGCGCAATTTGTGCAAACGCCGGCCTGACGAACGGCCAAGCACCGATGAGGAACATTACCCCGGACGACCAACCGACGACGCTTGCAGCGTGGAACCATCCTTTGCCACCAACAGCCGGACTAAGCGCATGAGATGGTTCAATCGTCCGCTCGTACATATTTTCTATTCGAGCGTGAACTTCGAGGTGTCGTGCCAAAAAGCCGCGTGCGTTGAAGTACATGTCCAAGCAGGCACAAGTGAGCCCAACGGCGAAGAAAGCACCAGACGGATAGTTGCCAAGAAAAGTCTTCGCGGCGTTGTCGCTTGCGAATATCGCCGCGACTCCGGCCAAGCCGGCGCTATTGAGGATCGCCAGCGTTTTTACCGTTTCTAG